AAGAACTGGCATCGTATCTCCTTGAGCATCATTTTTCTTAACGGAAAACTCTTTATCACCATATTGGATAACATGTGCACCTACAACGTCAATACCATTGTCCTCAAGGTATTTCTTCATTGCAATCGCAGTTGTAACACCATCTAAGTCTTGGTGAAAATATATTTCAGCCTTAGGGTATCTTTTACTTAAGGCTGAAATATCTCTTAATCCGCTTTCGTTAATTATTTTTCTCACAGATTATCCAAACAGTTTACCAATCCAAGCAATTGCCTTATCAATAATATCTTGGTTTAATCCTAATTTGTGAAGTGCTTTATATGTATTAGGTCCTGCAATACCGTCGGGGTCAATACCTTCTCTTTTTTGGAATTCTTTCAAAGCGTTTACTGTGGCTGGTCCCCACTTTGCATCTGTAGGAATTCTAAGTTTGATTCCTTTCATTTTGAAATAATCATTTAAGGCGTTTTGGATTTCAAATACTTCTTCGCCACTCATTTGATTTTGCTCCTTTATAACTCTTTTAACTAATTTGGTTAAATCAGCTTCGGTTAATCTTATAATTTTTTTTGCCATGATTAGTATTTTAATGTTAACAAGAATTTAGATTTATTAATTAAACCTAACATTTCGTCTCTTATATTTAATAGGTCGGTATCATATCTTGAATCCAATTGGTCTGAGAAACTCACCAAAAATTCAGTAATTCCATCCATGAAGTTTTGAATACTCAATGATTTAATGTCTTGAAACATTAAAGCAAATTCAGGGTCAAACTCGGGTCTACCATATTTTCCCATCATAGTTTCTGTAAACTCATCAATTAAATCACCTAAACCATCATAAATTTCACCATACAATCTATGTTTGGCATCACCAAAAGTTTGCCAATGTAAAAACTTCCATTGTAATTGTATTTGTACTAATTTTTTTATTAATTCTTCTTTCATTTCTTAATATTTTACATTCCAGGAACTGGATTTACTTGTCCCATCAATAAATTTCTTAACCACTTAGCAAATGGGTCTATGTCAGGTGATGATGTTGTTGTTGATGAAGTGGTACTTTGTTGATTATTTGTTTGACCTTGCATGTTTTCAGTTCCAAATTGGTCCTCAAAGTTTTGTTTAGCCTCGGGTGTTTGATTATATTCTTCAACTTTATTATTAAAATTTTCTTCTCCCATTTTTTTAGCTAATTCTTCAGCACCTACCCAGTTACCTAATCCAATGTAATCAAGGAATCCTAACCACCATTTTGTAGATTGCATTAAAATTCTTAATCTTCTTTGGGATGGGCTTCTAAATAATCTTGGAATCCCCCCAAAAAATACATTTGTAAAGAATCCTGGTTTAGTAAGAGTGGCGGGATTAAATACTTTTTGAGTTTTAAGATAATTTTTTAGAAGTTCAACATCTTTGACAGCGGCAGTTCCTTTTTGGAAGTTTTTTGCAAGAACCCCAGCTCTTTTTTGGAACATAACACTTTTTTTACCAGCATTACCTAACAATTGGAAATAACTTTTTATTGTATCTTTCATTCCTTTGAATGGTCCTGCAGGAATTTCGTCAATTGTTTTAATAACCTTGTCACCAAAACCTCCACCCATTTTTTGTAAGAAACTTCCAATAACACCAGGTTCTTTAGCCAATCTTTCAATTGTCTCTTGAGCCGCTTTGTATTCTTTACTACCTACCGCAGCTCCCTTGGACATTTTTATTGCCGATTCCAAAGCTTTAACAGATGGTCCACCAATTTTAAGGGCACCTAAAACAGGTTTGGCAACAAAATCACCAGCGTATGGTATTGCCCCAACTATTGTTAGAATACCAAAAAGTGTGTCTCCTTGAATGAAGTATGATGTGGCGTTGATGATATCAACAACAGGTGTTGGGTCAATAATACCTAATATGTCCATTACAGTATTATACCAAGCCGCCTCATTAATCAACTCACCATTTTCATCTGTGTACTCTGAAAGGGTTTTTTCTTTGATTAATTGTAGTTGACGTTCGGTTATTATTATTTCAGCCATTAATGTTTTTCTTAATAAATATTCATAGAAACAAAAAAAAGGTCTTTTGGACCTTTTTATGTTTATGTATTATTATATTATTCACCGAAGTTTAAAACTCCTTGTTTTTTAAGGTCAACAAAGTGTTGAACTCGTTTTCTTGCAACATCACAATAGTTTGGACTTAATTCAATTCCAACCCATCTTCGGTCACCAACAACAGCCGCAACCATACTTGTTCCTGAACCACAGAATGGGTCCAAAACAATATCATTTTTGTATGTAAGAATTTTTATAGCTTTCATTGGAATGTCCATTGAGAATGTGGCTTTGGTTTGTTGTTTAGTATCTGCAAAGTATTCCCATTGTCCGTACACTAAACTCATAAACTCTTTCTTGTCTTCATCTTGATAAACATTCTTCTTTTTTATGGTTCCGTCTTCTTGTTCAACATCAACAACTTCTGCAACCCATTGAGGTTCTCCCTTAACTTTTTTGATTCTATCTTTCTTGTAAGCAAGGATAACACACTCTTTTGGATTATAGATATATGGTGATGACGGTGACATCCAAGAACCCCAAGCGGTGGTTTTACTTCTGTGTGGAGAGTTCTCATCAAGGTCAACAAGTCCATAAAACTTAAATCCAACCTTTTTCATTATCGTCCAAAATTCAGACATGAATAATACTCTTCCTCCTCTGTCTTGTACATTAACTTCATAAGGAATGTTAATAGCAATTCTACCGTCATCCTTCAGTATTCTAAATGATTGAGTCAACCAATCCTCAGTAAATTGCCAATAATCTTCCATGGACTGATTGTCATCGTGAGTATCATAGTCAATTCCAACGTTATAAGGTGGTGATGTAACCAAAAGGTCAATTGATGACTCTGGCATTTTACCCATTTCCTCAATACAATCTCCATTAATTATCTTATTTATTTCAATCATAATTTACCTTCTTCTTTTAATTGTTCTCTAATCTTTGTTGCAGATATATCTGAAACTTCTTGTGGTGGTATGTGTTCAATTATATCATAACCAACTCCCCTACCAAAGTTGACAGATTCGATGTCAGGTATAATCATAACCTTAACTCTTTCATTTCCAATTAGTTGCCACAACTCACGTTTAATGTTTGCCTCAACCTCCTCCGCAGTAAATGGATTCTTTTCATTTGGTTCAATATCTCTTATACAAATAAGAACATTCTTACCTTCATTTAATCTTTGGTCAATTAACCATTTGTGTCCATTGTGCCATGGTTGCCATCTTCCGATAAACATTGAATATTGTTTACCTGAATTGTTCTTTAGCTTTGGGTCTCCTTCAACATGGATTTTCATAGTTAGTTTGTTTTAAAAATTTTATCATAACTGTTATTATTATCCGTAATACCAACTTCATCGTTTCTATAAAAAATCACTGAATGTTTTTCTTCAGGTTCTTCATCAATAAAATAATACAACGCCAAAGAATACCTTGAAACGTTTTCAGGACAGTTCAATGGGTGTGGATGTCCGTGTGGTGCACCATCTATTGTAAAAATAACAGCTCTGTTGAATATTGGTTCAACCTCTATAACTTTTTTTGTCAGTTCTTTATCCCAAAGTTCTAAATTACTCCCCCAATTTTTATCCCAATCTTTATTAAGATAAATTAATAAGTTTAATTTTCTCCTATGTTTCGTGATTGGATGATTGTTGTAATCAATATGAATGGATAATTTCCCACCCTTATTTATCTTGTGAACACCTCCACCCATTAATAAAGGGTCTCTAAATAATTTCTTAATACCTGTCAAATTCTCCAAATGTTTCAGAAATTCAGGGGTGTTCAAGTAATCAAGTATAAGCGATGTAATCGGCACTTTTGATTTAACATATTCGATATCATCTTTTTCATCAGGGATAAAGAATTTATTTACTTGGAATGGTTCAACCCATTCCATTTTGTTACTACTCCACTCCTTATGATTCTGTAACTCCTCAAGACATTTGGTCATAATAAATTCTGGTAGGAAGTTATCAATCACAACATAAGGAAATGGATAAGCCCCTTGGTATGATGTTTTAAGTTTTTCAAATATAGTTAAGTCAATCATAAATTATTTTTTTACGTAATCTAAAACTTTTTTTATGGATTCTTCAACACTTTCGTTTGTTGTGTCGATATCCAAGTAGTTTTCAGTTGGTTGTCCATATTCCTTTACAAAGAAATCTTCTCGTCCTCTTATTTCAGAAGTATGGACATAAACCTCAAACATATTATGACCAATCTTTTCTTTGAACTTATCTCTTTGGTCTTTGTATGGAGAAACCAATGAGACAACCACGTCTTTACCTTTTTTGTGGAGGTAATGGGCAATTTGTTGAGCTAATTCAACATTTTTTCTTCTACCTAACTCTGAATAATCTTTGTTATCAAAAAGGTCTCTTAGGTCATCACCATCAATATGGAAAACACCTGGCTTGTCCCAAAGAATTCTTTTACAAATTGTTGTCTTTCCTGAACCAGGTTGTCCTGTAAACCAAATTATCATTTCTGAAGGTTTTGAATTTTTCTGTCTAAATAGAACGCAGCCTTCTTAAGGTCTTCAAGTTCTTTAGTTTCGTCTTTCTTACCAGCCCTCGCAACGTATTTGACAACGTTGAACAGGTATGCGTCTTTATCTAAATCCCAAGCCTCGCACACTTTAATTACTTCATATGGGTTATCCGCTCCACCATAATGAGCAGGACCATTTACCATTTCTTTACTCATTTTTACCCCATTTTTTTTCCATGTATTCGTAGTATTTGTGTGTCTTATTACCATTGTATAAAAAATATACAAAGTATAGGTCAAACCAAAACTCCAATTTTTTAAAAAACTTTTTCATTTATCTTGCGTCTCTTTTACCAATGTAATAACCAATGGAGAATATCCCCACAATTATTATCATTGTGAATATAAAATCTTCCAAAGTTTATTTAGACTCAAAATACTTTTCGATAGCATCTAATCTATCGTCAGCATCGATTAACATGTGTAATGCTTCTTCAGCGTTGTTATAGAAATCTTTAGTTGAGTGGTCTCCGATTCCAACACCTCTGTTTCCTAATAAATCTAAGGTTAATAACGCTTTAGCTTTATCTGCCTCTGCTGAGGTCTTTAACATTTTGACTAGTTTCTTGTCCATTATTTAGATTTTTTTCTTGTTTTTACAAATGTTTCTGCGGTTTCTACACCATTCATTT